ACTCGGATCGACTGCTACCGAGGGGAGTACGGAGAGCTATTCGCCCCACCTGAAATCCGAGAGCTGGTCAGGACCGAAGTCAACCAGCAGCTACGGGCTATCAAAGATTCGTCGGATCAAGGAACGATCGCATAATGCTAAACCAACCTGATCATAGCCACATCCTTGCCCAGGAAGTCAAAGATGCGATCGCACGTTTTCAGGAGGCCACTGGTAAGAGAATTTCCAGTGTAGCGGTAGAGAGGATCAAGCTTGGCGAGGAGCAAACGCCATTCGTCACTATTGCGGTAAGCCTACTGGAGGACGCGATCGCTCCTTCTGCCTGAAATTGCCACTTCTGCCTGAAATTGGCAGCGATCGCCCTCTAATCTCAACCATTCCTGCCCGAAATTGCCACTTCTGCCAATTTCGGGCATTTTTGTCTTCTTCTGGCAGACTTCTCCTGCCTAAAGCTGCCAGAAGTGGCAGGAATAACCAGAAGTGGCAGCGCTAGCCCATTTGGTTGTCCACCAGTCTACCAGCCTCGCTCACAGGAAGGGCTTTCGACCATAGCCATCCCTGCCCATAATGCACACCGCAGGTGATGGCAATCTCTCTCTGCTCTTCTGTCTCAATGCCCTCCAGCACGGTTTCGATGCCCATTATTCGCGCTAGCGTACAAAGCGCAATCAGTGTGTCTATCCGGCCTCGGTCTGCTGTTGTTCGTGGTGCCAGCGATTGATCGACTTTGATGAACGAGATTGTCTCGTGCGAGAATTGGGATAAATTGGAGTACCCAGTTCCGAAGTCGTCTAGACCAAACAGCATCTCTGGCGATCGCCGCAACACCTCCATCACCAATGGTGTGAGAGCTGTCCCTTCTGTGATTTCCAGGTGCAGCGTTGACGGGTTGACGGCAAACGAATGTGCGATCGCCCTCACCTCGCATAGGAACTCTCCATTACTTAGGTGCTGAGGATTCAGGTTCACCGACACCCATAGACCTCTATCCTCAAGTTGCCATGCGGAGACTTGTGAAATTACCTCCTTGAACACCCACCGACAGAACTGAAGAAGATCCCCATCCTGCTCAGCCTGCTTGATGAATGTGTCTGGAGAGCGATCGCCCCATCTCGACAGCGCTTCAAAGCCTGCTAGTCGAATTGAGTTATTTTGTAAGGCGTAAATTGGCTGGTAGTGCAGTGTTACTGCGCCAGATGCGATCGCGTTTAACAGTTCAGACATTTGGGCGATCGCCTTTGTATGTAAAAATCAGCCTTCAATACCCAGGAAGTCCAGTGTTGCGGTGTCGGCGATATTGGCGAGTTCGACCGAGTATTCAATGGTTAGCGGACGGGTCAATACAACTGCTGCGGTTGCGCTGGCCGATGCGTTGGTTCCACCTCCCACCAAGACACCGGACGGGGCGAATACTGCATCACCGATTCGGATGGCAACGGGTTTGTCGACAAAAAAGGAGAGGTTCGTTGTTTGAGTTGAAGAGACAAAGAGAGCGTTGAGCGTGGGGCTAGTTTGCCTAAGTCGGATCCGGTGAGTCTTGTTGTTGGCATTATTGTTGCTTTGACCCAATGCCAGGATTCGTAGAATAGATCCAGCCTTTATGTTACCAGCGGGGATGGTAATACTGCCTAGCACCGTTTCGGTGAGAGTACCAGTATGAGGAGTCGTGTTGCTGACAAATCCAAAAGTCCTTACCAGCCCGGTAGCGAGAAAGTTTAGCGATCGAATTACAGGTGGCATCTTAACCTCTCGCTGTCATCATGAGCGTATACGTGCCATCGGTTCGAGCTAAAACCCGTCCACGAACAGCTCTGAATGGTGCTGAAATTACGATAGGCGCGATCGCTGTCGTTGCTGTGTTTACGGCGATAACCTCTCTGGCTATTTCATGCCAACTCCCATCAGGTGCCTCAGCCTCAACCGTCACGGTGCCGCCACTGGTTACAGAAGAGGCCAGCCAGTAGAAGCAGAAGCCGGAATAGCGATCGCATACTTGGCTGGTGCCCGTTGACACAGTGGTCACTGCATTTAACAGTGTAAAAGAATCCGTGATGTCTGGGAAATTTGCCTGAAGCCATGCCCATAACCCCTTGACGACTGAGCCTACTGATGCACTTGAAGATGGCGTAGCGGCAGGGGAATCCGCTTGCAGTCCAACAGAACCTCTCAGTATCGGATCGTGGTTTTCCATTACATCTGGATTACCAGACGAGCCATCGCCGCTGGTTAGCTTTCGATTTCGTGCGGCGCTGTTACCGTCTCTGTAATTGACAAACATCTATTTAGTCCATAAAGAAGATTGCTGTTTCTGCGGTACTGATGGCGATATAGTTTGGCCGGACACCGGGCAGTGCTGAGATGACGGTGCCCAGCGACTCGACCCACACAGAGGCGTTGCCGTCGATAGATATTGCTGCAATTCTGACAAATATCTGAGTTGCAGGCAATCCGCGCAGGAAAACGGTTGTGGTGGTGACTGTCTGCGTACCCTGCCAGTCTCCGTTGCTCCCTATCTTGTATTCGACAAAGTAAGCCGAGATGAACGGATCTATCTGCCCTTGAGCGTTAATGGGCTGCAACCATTGGCAGTCTAGAGACGAGCCAACAATTAGTCCATTCTCCATCACCACGATTGGATTGACTGTCAGGTTTCTCGGTACGTTCACTACGGTAGGAACGCGAACGGGTAGCGGGTTTACGGGTATGTCGATGCCTTTTTCGATTAAATCCCATTTGCCAGGATTGTAATAAATCGCGTTTACCTCGTACATCGTGTTTTGGGAGTCGCCCACATTGACGATATCGAGTATTGTCCATAGACTTCTCTCCATAGTCGCTTCGCACAAGATCCAGCTTGCCTCCGTCGGCGGAGCGCTTGCAAACGGGGGGTTGACCGTGAGCGAGGTGTAGCTACCATCCCCGACGACAACCGCCCGTTCCTGCCTTGTCCCGTCGCTGAGCATTACTGCCAGCAGATAGCTCCTCTCTGCGCTAATACTGACTGGACGGTCGAGCGTCACGACGCTGGTAGTGGCACTTTTGATCAGACCCCCGCCAGCGTACTGACTTTCCCCGTAGTCATAGATATCGACCAGATCCCCAGGCAGGCAGATTGCCGCATAAAGCCTTGCTTTGAAGTTGACTATCTTCCCGTCGATGTTGCCCAGTAGTGCTGCCATACCTGCACGAGTCGCCTGCCCCTCAGACGTGCAGGCAAAAGCCGATATCTCCATCGGGGCTTTTTCGCCATACTTTCGTCGATAACTGGCAGGTAGCCTGACCGTCACGGCCTGACGCTCATAGTTGTTTTCCGGGTTAATCCAGGTCACGACGGCTGAGGTTTTAGTGCTTGCCCAGCTTGGCCTTGAGTAGCGAAAATCGCCATTCTCTACGTCTCCCGGCACGAACTGTCGAACCGGACTTCTTGGCATGTCTCCGGCCAAATTCACCACACCATTCAGGTAGTAGGTGAACCCCTGGAAGATAGACCTAAAGCCTTCGATGACTTTATTTGCGTCTTGACGATCCGTTAGGAGTACATTGCTTGTGAACCGTCGTTCAACGCCTCCCTTCCCGTCTGCGACGAACTCGTTGCAATACCTTGATAGCGTGTAGTAATGCCACTTGTTGAGGTCTTCGGGCAGTATCCACTCCCCTAGCCCCTCCTCTTCATTGGTCAATAGATCCCAGAGCTGCCAAACTGGATCGCAAGTGGCTATTCCTGCCTGCTTGAATGTTCCGTCCCAGGTGCCGGAATAGTTCAGTCCTCTATTAGCGTTACTCACCGTGGCATTGGTCGGAATAAGTAGATCGCTAACCCCGAACATATCGTAAGAGATTCTTGGGATTTGCTCAAACTGACTGCGCTCCAGCCTCATGCCGATGAGCGCACTGTACGGGTAATTAAATTTATCTTCAATAACTTCTGAATACGATACCCAATTTAAGACCTGCGCTACGTTGGCGCTACTGTTCTGAGGAGTTATCCGCGTAAGTCGAATCTGGAACTCATTGACGGTTCCGCCCCTATTCTTGACTGGGTAAAGCTTCTCAAAGTTTGTCTGGCTTGGGTATCGAGCCTTTACGGTAATAGTTTCCCGTAATTTCCAAGCGTTTAGTCCCGATTTTGTTTGTACGGTGAATTGGATCTCGCTGCCGCGAACATCTCCGTCGCTTTCCTGCTTTTGCAAGGTAAGTCCAAACGTGATGCGGATTCCGTCGAGGTTTTCGTTGACAATCGTACGGGTAATGGGAGAGCCTGCTTCCACGACCGCACCAACAGCAGTGTCGGACTGCACCCCCCTGGAATAACCAGTGAGGAGCTTTTGATTTGCTGTTCCTGGTCGAAACTTGTAGCGAACATCCTGGAAATTCCTAGACCCGTCCGGGTTACCTAATGGAGTGTCATCGAAATAGATCGACTGTGCGCCATTCGCCAGCCCCTCAATCCTGCCGGAGGAGACAACCGAAACGAACTCAGCGTAGGCGTTGGAAATAGCGGTTACGTCCTCAGTCGTAGGCTTCCTCGGTTTACTGCCACCGCCGAAGCCTTCAGGCGATCGCCTTTTCTTAGTCGTCATCGTCGTCGTCTCCGTCAATGACGGTATAGCTTCTCATTCCACCACTAATCATGTAGTGCCCGATCCTATGCCGCCCATAAAGCCTAGGTATTCGACCACCTTCCGTTACGGTTTGCTGCGGCTGGTTCCAGATCAAGGACTTGCGACCTTGCTCTTCATCGGTCAAGGGGTCGGGCACTTGACCAAAAATAGATTTAATAATCAGCAAGCCGCCCATCAGTCCGAACGTTGCTGGAGCCACACCAAGTAAGCCTACCCCGGTTAGTGAAAGGGCGATCAGTCCCACTCCCAAAAGGATTTGCCCCATCTTGCCCTCTCCAGCGGGCACTGGGACGATTCTAATTGAGCAGACCTTGTGAGCGATGGGCGATCGCACGAACTCCTCACCAATAGACTGGTTGCCCACCTTGACGACGAACTGAATGCCTCGACTAATTAGACCACTAAGATAGCTTCTGAATGATGGGAAGTTGGCGTGAATTCCCTGCACAGCCTCCGCTACTGAGCTAACTGATAGCTCAATTTGGGGAATAAACTCTTCGCCTAAGACGCCTTCAAGATAGACTGTGATCAATGTGCCACCCCGCAGATGCCTTTATGCCTGAAGACACGAAGAGTTCGCCTGCGCCAGCTACCGTCGTAGGGCACATTCTCACTTAGGCGATCGCCTCCTGGGTGGTGGAGCATTCTCGTAGGGTTTGTACTCCAAATCACTCCAACGTGCTGGCCTATCTCATGCCTGTCCAGCGCCAT